TGCCCTTATAGAACCGGTCACCATTCTCGTTGAAGAATAATTCGGATAAACGAGCTCGTTTGATGTCTGTTACCGTGAACTCACCCGTGATGAAGGGGCGGATCTCCTCGATGATTTTTGCTTCAGCTTCTGTAAAGCTTAAGCTATCAACTAAATATTCTTCTGTTACCCGTTTTTGATTGCCATTTTCTAATAATTTTTCAAATGACACTTTACATGAAAAATATGTTCTTGCCATAATTATTTATTTTTTATAAATTCCCACCTAAAACCTCCAGCTTGTCTATTTTTACCTTGACATACGCAAGATATGTTTTGGCTTTTTATCCCTGTTGATTTGGCCGCTTGTGATATTGATTCAAATTCTCTTATATTATTTCCTTTATTATCAATTTGAATAACAGGTTTACCCGGCGCAAATTTCTTTTTTAAAATATCTCTTCTGTGTATCTGGTTTTCAGAAGAGTCACACCATTCTATATTTGATAGATTGTTATTGGTCTTATTTCCATCAATATGATTTACTTGATTTTTGAAAATATCACGGGGTAGGAACGATTTAGCTACTAATCTGTGAATAAGAAAACGTTTATATTTCCCATTCTTAAATAGTGTCACTGTTAGATATCCTTTACTATGCTTGCCAAGCGATAGAATTTGGGTATTTCTTTTATATCTTCCAGTCCCTTTACTTTCAAATATCCTTTCCTTAGACCGAACTCTACCCATATTAGAAACTTGATATAACCCTTCGTATCCAACTATATCTTTCCAAATTTCATCCATATTTATATCATGTATTGTGCATATTGTTAATAGTTTACGTTATACTTCTTTCTTTCGTATTGTGGGACATACCCTTTGCAAGGAGTATTCCCGTCAAGTAAGGCCGATTCCGGCCTCACAGTTTCCCCATCTTTTTTAGACGGGGATGTCCAATGCTTTTGCCGTTGATGACAGAGGCAATGCTTTTTAGAGCAAGCCTCATTGAGGCAGTATTTAAGATCTCTCATTATCGTATATCTTATAGGTTTCCAGCTTCTTGACCTCCTTTTTAAGGAGTCTGGCCGCATCCATGTATTTGACGCTGCCATAAGGAGCGGTAATAATAATGTTGGTATGCCTCACGATCTTGTCGATCAGGTAATTTGGAGGCCTGTCGCTTTTTCTCATCTCCTGCAGTATTGTTGATACATTTCCTCATAGCCGGGATCGCCGAAATAGGGAAGATAGCAGCCCAGATCGGTTTGCGCCCAGACTTTCATCTTATCCATGAGTGAGGACAGCTCGGAGGTTGTCATGGCGGAAGTCTGGTAATCTACCTTTTGTCTCTCCCCGGTTATCCTGTTCGTATCTTCTCTCATCCCTAGCAAAGTCCTCTTGACATCCCGTTTACAATCTTCTAAGGAGGCATAGCCGATATGATCCGATATCACTTGACACCATAGATGGAAAAGGGCGTTTTGGTTCAAGGTCCTTCGCCTTGCTTTCTTCGTGATCTCGAAAGGATCGGTACCGGACATTAATTTCTTATAGTACATGTCGGCTCGCTCCCGGTCGAACTCGCTTGTTGGATTTATGATCATAAGCTAAAAAGGTAAATCGTCTATGGGTTGAGCCATAGGCGGGAAATCATATTGGGATGGAACGTCGTTGGCGGTCACTTGAGGTCTGGAACCGGCACTGTCGCTCTTTCCACATAACATGATATCGTATGCCAATATATCGGTAACATACCGTTTTATACCGTCTTTCTCGTACTCCCTGTAATTGATCGTCCCTAGGATTGTCACCTTGTCTCCCTTGTGGATGTATTTCTCCGCTATCTCGGCCAGTCCACGCCATGCCACGACGTTATGCCACAGGGTTTTCTCAGGGACATCCGTCCCGTCCTGCCTCTTGTATCCTCCGGTGGAGGTGGCCAAGGAGAATGTCGCCGCCTTGACCCCATTATCGAAAGTCCTTATTTCCGGGTCCTTACCTACGTTGCCTATCAATAGGCATTGGTTTATGCTCTTGCTCATGCTCTTTTATGATTTGTAGATTGGTAAATTATCGAATAGGCCCCTGAACTTGGACCATTGGACGAACTCCTTAAGCAGGATACGATTGTCTTGCTCCATGGTGTTGTACCAATGACATCCGATAGCCGGGGCGTAAGGTTTAAGCTCCAGTCCACGGACATCATAACCATGTTTGTCCTTGTCGTATCCGACGAACTGGAACAAGTCGAAAAAGAAGTCCCCCACGCCGAATAGCTCCATGTAGAACCTCCACTGGCAACTATCCGTGTAATCGGAGTCCTTTATAGGAGAGTATTTCGTCTTTATATCCCTTATCTCAAGGCCGTTTATGATATCGGCGCAACCCGTTATGACTATTTCCCCCATGTCCATGTATTCCCTTATCTCGTGGAAGGCGTTCGGGAAGCGGTCCTTGTATTCCAGAGCTGTCTTGCATTGTTTCAAGTCCAGCTTCACGGGGTAGCCGTCTATATCGAACTCCCTCCCCGGGATTTCCGTATCCGTCCTAGGTATCTTTTTGTATCCGATGGTATCGCCTTCCACTATCTTATGGAAGGCCGTCCCCACTCTCGTATACTGGTTTCCCGTGAATTGCCCGGTGAGGTTGTCTATGACGGATCGCTCGTCATCATACTCGGAATGCTCCGTTATGTAACGCCTGAACTTCTCCAGTTGGGTTACCCTAAGCAACCTTTTCATCCTTTACGAATTTGCCTGTTTCCTTGTTAAAGACGAATCCCTTCTCTCCTAGGATTTTTATCATTTTCTCCTTGAAAGGTCTCTCGAATACCTTGTTCAGGGATTGCTTGATCTCTATCATATGGTTCGCCTCTTCCTCCGTCTCCACGGCTTCCAGCGCTATGTTCGCCTGCTCTAGCGCTTCCAAGGCGACCATTTGCTCCTCGGTCTTGCTTTGTATGGCCTTTTTAACCTTTGACACTATACCGGCCATGAAGGAGGGAAACTCCGCTGAGTTGCATTCGGGTATCACGGTTGGCGGTATTTGCGCCACGTTCTTCCCTACGGTGGTATCCGTAGGATCGAAACATATGGTTCTCTTCCCGTTTATCATGGTGATAAACCCCACTTGATCCGCTATACGGATCAACAGGTCCTTGGATTGTCCCGTGCAGTCCGGGGAATGCTTTATCAAGTCTCCCTCTTGGGTCTCCTTGTCATGGCATACGAAGATGATATCCGAGCAATCGGATCGTCTCCTGTAGACGAAGTTCTTGAACTCGTCCGCTATGTAACCGAACAATTTAAGCTTGTTCTTGCTCAGCTTGTAATCTTGCTTACCCCCGTATACGGCCAAGAAATCATCCAGCATTGATTTCGCCGTGTCCACTATAATGGTTTTATATCCTTTCATCGAGCCTTCCTCGGAGAGAATATCCTCCCATGTTTGCGCCGTAAGCGTGTCGACCTGATTCGCCGCCCGGTCAAATCCCCGGTCGCAATCGATCAATAATGGGTTCTCGCTCGTGTTGGAAAGGGATGTCTTTCCTGTTCCCGGTGTGCCGTAAATGACCATGATAATAGGTCTAAGCGGCCTAACGTCTGTTTTCTTTAAAATAGGCATAATATTTATTTTTAAAATGTTTCGTCAGCCTCCGGGAGTCGAACCCGGACTAAGACCATCGGCTGCCCTTCCCTCACTACCGTGTCCCTTTCCTCCGGGCCAATGATATCGTCATGGCCTACCATTTGTCTAGGATATCGGTTGCCGGTCTGGGTCGGGGTTGCACCTCGTAAGGGCGGGATGTTACCAATTATATGAATCACATAGGAACCTAAGCTCCTCCATGCTCTCCTCATATTCCTCGTTGTCCTCCTCCCCGTCGTACTCCGGTTCGCCGTCGGGGTCTTTGATGTAGATGTCTCTCATTTATCTTGATTTGCAGGCCTCCGGGAGTCGAACCCGGCCATCCCCATGTTAGGGGCGCTCTGCCGATAAGCTAAGACCTTGAATTTATTCGATCTCGATAATCTCGAATTTTCCTTTCTTTATATATATCTTATGATTGTAGTAGTCTTTGACTATTCCATGATCGGAAACTGTGTTTATGTTCTTTGTGCAATCCTCAACATATGAGTTATCGTAAGCCTCGACCGTGGCAGAGCCGCAAGCCTCGACCGTGGCAGAGCCGTAAGCCTTGACCGTGGCAGAGTCGTAAGCCTCGACCGTGGCAGAGTCGTAAGCCTTGACCGTGGCAGAGTCGCAAGCCTCGACCGTGGCAGAGCCGCAAGCCTCGACCGTGGCAGAGCCGCAAGCAAATGATTTAGCATTAGAGGTGTGTTCTTTTCTTGTGTAAATGCCAGCTTCGGTTAATTCCTCCTCAGTAAAGTTTTTTTCTAGGTAATTTGCGTCAATCATCTTGGACGCACTCAAGACCCAATACCAATTATCGGTTATCGCTTTCAGCAAGTCTTGTTTGCTTTTTGCGTTTAACCACATACTGTATCCATCTTGGCAAGCGTGATGTTTTTTAGCCCGTTCAAGCAGATCTTCTTTTAATTCTTCGAATGTCTTCATCTATTTACTATTTATTAGTTCTACAATATCTTTTCTTATCTCTATTAGTTCTTCTCTGCTAAGAGAATTTAGCTCGTCTAGGATATCGTCCTTCTTGGATCGGTTAGGCCTTGAAGGGGCTTGCACCACGTATATCCCCCCGAAATCATTTTTCTGACTCATAAGTCATTATAACTATTTGGTGTACCACAATAAAGATTGATATGATCGCTAGGATCAAGAGGTGAATATTGAGAGGTTTTTCGTACCACTCAAATATTGACACTATTGATATTAGCCCTAGTACGGTAGCGGAGATCATCCTAAAAGAAAAGACGATCACGCTCTTTATGGCCCGGAATATCTTCCAGAGCCATGCTTGGTTTCTCTTTATCATATGTTGTTGATTTAAATTTCTTGATGTGAAAAGGCCTCATATCCTCACGGACGGAGACCTGCGTTGCACTTTCGTGAAATAATTGATTGAATAGCATCCGCTAGGGATGAAACGTGCTCCCTGCCGGGCTTGAACCGGCGACCTCTCGCTTATGAGGCGAATGCTCTCGACCAACTGAGCTAAGGGAGCGTTTGCCGGGGAATCCCACCCCGGCACAGTTTAAGTAAAAACTAATATTCCCTAATTGCCTGCCTCACGGCGGTATTGTAAGGTCTTGGTAGCTTTATTACACATAAACAGCAAATAGCGTGAATTGTGATAGTGGTAGCCGGGGAACTCGCACCCCTTGTAACCCTAGATAATAATATAACTAGATAACCGGATTTCCACCGGACGTACTCCTTTTTAGTACGATATGAAGACGGATTAAAATTGTTTCTGCGGTTCGCTACCTGCCCTAGCCATTTCCTAGGGTGAAATTCTTCTTTCTTTCATGTGATTAACTTGGTTATTAATAGGTCTATCGGTTTTATTCGTTTTCTTCCTCTATTGTATCATCCAATAACTTGTCGATAGCCATGATAACCTTATCCGGCAACTCCTTGGCGGTATCATTAGACTTGAGATATTCTATGGTTCCGCCTATTCCGATAATCATCAGCATATCCCTTTTAGAGGGGATGAACACTAGCAAAAAATAGGGATTGATATATAGGCGGCACATTTGATAGCCATGTCCTTAAACTTGGAATCGTTTTCAAAGTCATCTTTAATAAACCATCCGAGAATATATATGGAAGTTAATATTCCCAAGATAAATACTGCGATTATCGCCAACGTTTGTATGGCATCTAGCCTTGTGATCTAATAAATCTCATTCATGTTGTTATTATTTTAAATGTTCGCTCCCCCACAACCTCCAACGGTTTCGAACCCGAATCATAGACGGGTAGGGGAGTGTATCTTATGCGTTAGATAGACAGTTTGACACCGATACGGAAATATCCGTACTTCACTGACACGACGTAATATCTAACCTTTGTATATACATTATTAAATACGTAGACTCCGACATCGGAACCGATCAATCTACATCGGGAGCGGGGGATCATCATCCCTTCCGGTATCTTCGACTATCATAACCTTACCACCATACCTATATCTCTTACGTATATCCTCTTATGGGGATAAGGATTTTATTCAATAAGTCAAAGATCTCTTTTTAGTAGGCATCCGGGAATCGAACCCGGAGCGGGTGTGAAGGATTTGCAATAACCTCTAGTCTTTAAAATGATCCGCTTCCAGCCGTGACGCTTCACTGGCCATGCCCTTATGCTATTTATCGGCTTTGTTTTGATCCCCTGTAAAAATCTATCGCTCTTTTTCTTATCATGTAAGCGTTTGGGGAACTTGTTACACCTTTTAATGCGTTCCTGACCGTTATATCTGTGAATCCCGTATCTTTGGCCAAGGCTCTTATTGAGCCATGAGGCACTATGATCTCTTCTAATCTTGCCATATCTTTTTTATTTATCTATTCATATACGCTATAAGACCAGCTTTACTGAATACCCTTTTCCTGCCTTTATGAGCATGAGGTATTTCCTTTATATGTTCCCTCAGATATCGGATAGAGAGCTTGGTGATCTTGGAGGCTTCCTCGAATCCGACAAACTCGTCATCTTTCTGGGCCTCTTTCTCCAATACAGACTCTACGATCCTTTTTACCTCTTTACGCATGAGGGGTATCAATTCCTCGGCTATAAGCCTTGCGTCATTTCTTGTCATGGTATTTACTTTAATCTGGTTACAATCACGTCATCGATACGTCCTGCCGTTTGTATAGTGAAATCATATCCTTTTGTCTTCAAGTAATCCACGCCTCTTTTTACCTTTAAGTATGGTATGGTTTTGTTCTTTATAATTATGGGTTCTCCTATATTGAATCCCAATAATGTCTCACTAGCCGAGATTTTTGTCTTTACATTTGTAAGATTCTTCATTTTTATACTACTTTTGTTTATTGTTCTTTTTTAGTACGCTGTGATAGTGCTTTTGACCTATCACAATGCAAATATAAGAACAAAAGATCTAATACAAAATATAACAGTGTTAAAAATACCTTATTTGTTCTATTTAGAATGATTCTAAATTAAATATTATATGGAAAATAGTATAATCCAGAGGATTGCGGAGATTATAACAAGTAAAGGATTTTCAGAAAATTCTTTTGCTAAACAAATTGGATCGAATCAAAGAACTATTAATCAGCAGTTAAGAGGAGATCGAAAATTAAGTTTGGATACAGTTTGTAATGTAATTAGCTCTTTTGGGGATATCTCAGCGGAATGGCTCTTACGTGGAGAAGGTAACATGAATAAGTCGGAAGAGAAGAATAGTGATATACATATAATGTATGAGACTAGTAGAAAACAAATACTATTACGAGACGAAAGGATTAGGGATCTGGAGATAGAGTTGGAGTTGGCTAATACTCGCTGTGAGGAATTAAAGAAGGAGGTTCTGGTGTTAAAGAGAATCGCAAAAAGTAGTTGATAGTGTTAAAAAGGGCCTTTTATGTTCTTAAACATTGAATATTAATATCTGAATCTATTTTGCTTTTGTTTTAAAAGTAATTATTCGTTTTTAATTACACTGTATTATGCCTACGGAAATAGATGTTTATATTGAACATGTGATTAGTCTGTCAAAAGATTACAGCATCCTTTTTGACAAGTATATTAAATTGGAAGAAAAGTGCAGGATTTTAGAAGAAAGGATTCTCTTGTTGGAAGGAAAGAGAACAGCTTCTCCCGCCCTTCAAGTCTCTTTTATCAGAGGCGTGTTAAATGATGTTAACTGGGGGAGGGGGGGTAAATCCTTATCCTAAAATTAATGCCTAGGCATCAATGAAGTGGTTACAATTTTCAAGTATTTTCTATTTGTGATACTAATATAATAACAATCAAATTAATTAATCTGTGTATCAGATGATTGAAGAACTAGATATAACCCCAGCCCGATTCCCTCTTTACAGGTGGCTAATACATTCTCCCGGTACCCTCCGTCCACCTCTTCGTGCGAAAATGTGAATGAATAACTGTTGTTCACCTCGAAGTACCGTCTCATTAGATCTTCGCCTGTGAGGTCTATGTCCATCCGCTCGACAAATCGGGAAAAGAAGTGCGGAGGAAACACAAGAAGAACCATCTGTCCTTTAACGAACACAGGCATATAGGCATACTTACCATGACCGGTATCGTGGTAGCAGATGAAGGAGATCCGGCAGTTGTCGCCTATCTCCTTCTTGCTATGCGATTCCCATAGGATAAGCCATTTGTTTTTTCTTTTGGTAGTGACAAACGAGTGGATGTGCATCGGGAATATGCTTGATTTTTTTACGATCCTACTCACCTTAGCGTCCTTGGCATCGGATATCGCGAATACATTGGGATAATCATCCTTGATCTCCTCAAATAATTCAGTCGCTGTCATGCTTGTCGTAATCATAGTATCTCTATTTTTACTTCTAGCGCATCACATATCTTAGCAAGGATATCTATCCCAACGGAGAACTTGCCGTTCTCAACGTTGGAGATAGTTGCGGCCCGAAGGTTGGCAAGTTCGGCCAGTCGTCGCACCGTGTAGCCTCTCTCATCTCGGATTTCGGCTATTCGTTTCCCTATTCGTTCACGTTCATTCATTCAATCCCTCCTCTCTTGCTATGTTTTCATCTTCCCACTCTACCCAATCGCAATACCATTGAGCCGCGGGTTTTATGATTTCCTTTTTTATCATTTCAGAATCGTATTTGACATCAAGCGTGGCGCAATAATGTAACGCCGCAATCATTGGTTCCTTAATGCCAAATCTATTGGTATAGCTAAACTTGAATGTCAGAACATCCGGATTTAAGACTACATCCTTCCTTGCAAATATTTCGATGATACTGGCAGATCGTATATGTAGTATAACTATCCGACCTTCAAGCTCCTTCTCGTGGCACCCGTCCAGCATGGCGAATGCGGGAAGTTCTAGTTCTTTTATTTTCATATCTTAAAATTAATCTTTACATTTGCGATCAGATCATTAGATGATTCTGTCGCATTTCGGTGCGTGGATTGAAACGAAAATGCTATTTCAAGCTGTGCACAAAATTGCACAGTGAAGAGGCGGAGAAATCCGCCTCTTTTTTATTGTTTATCTGACGCATTCTCCGTCGTAATACTTAACCCATCCCATACCTCCCATTTTCTTTGCCCTCTATGCCTGTAGCCAAGCGTTTTAAGGTTACAAAATCTCAACATTTGTATAATAAGCGGCCATTTTTCCGAAGAAATCTTCTATTTTTCTTCTTTGACCGTCTGATATCTGGTTATACCAATATTCTTCTTCATCGTAATTATTAATAGACAAGATAATAGATCGGCCACTATACTTGTCTGTTAGCTCTATTTTTGTCCGCGTATTTTTACGGACATAATAAACCTCTCTATCTGCATCAGAGCAGGTAAAAGTAGGATCGTCGAATAATCCAGAATTTACATGCGCGCAAATGAAATTGTTTTTTCCATTTTCATCAAGAAGGAGCAATGTGTTTTCTTTTTCTTTTAGTCGCTCCTCTGTCATGTACGACTTCCAGTATTCCGTACGAGAGGCATATCCTTCACAAGGTTGCGTGGAATAGTATTCAAGCTCCGAAACAATATCACCAATTGTCATTTGTAAGACTTTATTTTGGTTACCTGTATATCCGTAGTAAAACCAATATACTGTTTCCCCTTTCAGGCATTTTGCTTTCTCTACTGTCAATACATTGGCTTTCTTGTTCTCAATCTTCTTTGCAAATTCACTTGTCATCATTTTGATTGTCGCTGAATTGTACTGTTGCCACCAGCTCTTATTGTTATGATGCAAAGACAAGCATAATATTTTTGTTGCCAAATAACGTAACAGAGATATTTACAAAATTAACAATAATTAAAAATATGCGCTAAAAACTGAATTGATAAAGCCCCTACGATTTATTCGTAAACAATAGAAAACAGTATAGAATAGCTGATTTCTTGATGTCCGCTGGGAGATAATGATCAAAGTAACAAACACGAGTCATTTTATTTATCTCTTTTGCGGAAAAAGACAAGATTATGATCGGAGCGATAGTTGGAGCCGCCAGTTCCTTGGCGAGTGGCATTGCCGGGGGGATAAAGGCTAGGAAGGCGGCGAGAAAAGCGAACGCCGTGCTGGATAAACAGGCAAAGGATAACGAGGATTGGTTTAACCGTAGGTATAACGAGGATTATACCCAAAGCGCGGAGGCGCAAGCCGCATTGACCAAGGCTAGGGAGCTTGCGGATGAGCAGTACCGTAAGGCCTCCGGTACCGCCGCGGTCGTTGGGGCTACTGATGAGTCCGTAGCTCAGGCCAAGAAAGCGGCGGGAGAGGTAATATCCGATACCGCCAGCGGTATAGCCTCAAACGCTACCGCACGTAAGGATGCCGTGGAATCCCAATATCTCAACACCAAGAATAATATCAGCAACCAAAGGCTGTCTATCTATAATCAACAGGCCACGAATGCCACGCAAGCGGCTAATCAGGGATTACAGGCCGGTATGAGTCTCGTTGGGGCTGATGCGCAGGCCTACCTTGACAAGGGTAAGGGATTATTCGAGTCTATATTTAAAAAGAAATAAACCATGTTGACATTAGAGGAAAGATATAATAGGAAAAGGACTCCGGTCGTATCGAGGCCGGAATTGGCTACGGCACCATTGGTTGAGCCGGAGATAGCTGGAAGCCAGAACCCCGTGGCCATACAAGAAACAGCCGGCGAAGCTGATACGCAAGGATCTCCTCTGATTGATGGCGAGCCTCAAATGAACGATTATCAGTGGAGCCAAAGGTTATACGAAAGACTCTTCCAAAAACCGATGAGTCAAGAGGAGGAGGAGAGAAGAAAGCGGGCCGCTTCCGTTGCTACGGGAATCGGGCATCTAGGCAACGTGTTGTCCTCCTTCTCCAATTTGGCATTCGCGGGAGAGGCACCTTCGCAGAAACTACCTACCGTAGCTGATCCTAAACTACAATCTTATTCTGACAGGTTGGAGGCTATCAGGCAAAGATATGGGGCCGGATATCTGGCCGCAAGGCAAAACGATATGAATAATTATCAAAGGGCGTTATCTCTGTATAGCCAGGATCAAGCTAGAAAAGCCCAGAATGATTTGGCAAAAGCCAAGATAGCGCAAAGTGCCGCTCAATTCGCAATAAAAAATGACAGGGAGGAGCGGAAGATGAAACAGGATGCCGCATATAAAGAGAGAGAGTTGGGTATAAGGCAATCCAATCTCCGTAGTCTTGAGCAATATCGTTCCGCTAAAGCTAATGGTTCTGGAGCGAATAAGTCTATTGACATCATCGGCAAAAACGGTAAACGTTTCACTTTGTCTGGCAAAGATAAGGAAGGAGTAATCGCTTATATGTATAAGAGGATGTTAGAGTATGCGGAAGATCATCCAAAAGAGAATAAGAGTATATCGGATATATCGTGGCAGTTTGGTGAAGGTGGAGACCAAAAGACCAAACAAGCCGCTATTGTCATGAGTAATATTCAGAATTTCCCGGAATTATACGATGAGTTTGACAAGGTAATAGGATTGGGAGGCTCTTCTGGTACTAGCAAGAAAAGTGTAGGTTGGGATAATAATTCAAGTTCTAAAAATGTAGGTTGGTAAATTATGGAAGGGAACAATACCAGAAAATTATATGACGCTTTAAAAAGCGATGGATATACCGATTTGGGCGATTTTTCCTCTTTTGAGGGAAAATTGAAAGACTCGGGTAAGCGTGAAATGCTTTATGATGTCTTGAAAAAAGATGGATGGCAAGATTTAGGTGATTTCTCCCAATTCGAAAGCAAATTAGGCTATGCTCCAATTAATAACGAGAATATTAAAGAAACAGATTATGTTTCCCAATCAAGTGTTAATCCTCCTCCTATATCCCTAAGACAAGAGGTTGATATTCCCAAATCAGATCAATCCGAGTATGTTAATCCGTGGACGAACTCACCTGATTACAATTTTGAGTCCTTGCGTAAAAAAGGAAAGATTGAGACTGCGACTCCTCCACCTCCAACGGAGTATGAGAAGGATTCTTCTTTCATGAATACTTGGGCTGTAGACGCTATACAGAAGCTGAACGCAGGAGGAGCCGATCTTGGTGCCGGTATCTTTGGGGTCTTGGATAAGGCGTCCAAAGGACTGGAATCCGCAACTGGAGGATTGATCTCACGTGGCGGGGCATTCAAGGATATCTCAGATAGACTCAAGGCTGATGCGGAGTTTTCCCGGGCAAGGTCAAACAGATACAATGGCGAGGATTTCACCGATCTTTGGAAAGAAGGGAATTATATGGGTGCCATAGGTGATATAGCCTTGCAAGGCGTAGAGTCGCTTCCGATGTCAATCGGGGCCATGGCCGCTACAATGGCCGGAGCTCCAGCGGCCGGACTCGCTGGTATAGGGTCAATAGTGGCTAGCCAGAAATATGATGATCTCGATCAGAATAACCCAAACATGGGAGAGTTCGCAAAGGTATCTAACGCTATTCTTACTGGTACGGCAGAATCCTTGTCTGAGATGCTGGGCGCTGGCGTATCCAAGGCTTGGATGTCAACCTTATTCAAGACGCTAGGAAAGGAAAAGGCGCAAGAGGCTATCAAGCGTGGCATAATGGACAAGATGCAAGAGTTCTATAAAAAATTCGGTATGTTTTTCGAGCCTGTAAATGAAGGTATCGAAGAGGTGTCTTCCACTCTAGCGGAGAATATAACGGATAAGATAACTGGTGCGGATCCGGAAAGGGATTTGACCGATGGTGTATTGCAGAGTTTTGTCTATGGTATGGGAGGCGGCTCTTATTTTACTGGGGCCGGAGCGTTGGCTAAAGGAGCGCAATATGCGGCGGATAAAATCGGGGGCAAACAGTCTCAGCGGCCTATCGCTGACTCCAATGTAATCGATCAAGATGTTAATACTCCTCCTCAATTCACTCAGTCTAGATTTGCCGAGGCAGAGGAGCAAGGTCGAAATATGACTGATCCGGGCGATATCCGAATGACAAACCAAAAGATGGAAGAGACTAGAGCTTCCCTTTCAGAAATGGCACCGGGTTTGGCTAGTACGATAGAAAGCTATGTGGATGATGGAGCTAGCGAGGCGCAAATTATGAGTCTACTTGATGGGGTAAACGCTGATGCCCGTCCCTTAGCCGAGGATTTTTACGCTGATTATCTCAGGATATCCGGTTTGCAGGATCGTATAGACGAGGAAATAGACAATGAGGTTGAAACTTACGTTGCCAATAATATTACTCCTTATGTTACAAAGAATCCTGAAGGTCAGCCTATAGTTACCACGGCTACGCTTAGCGAGGGAAATGAGGAAAGACCTGTGTACGTAAGGAGTATCGAGGGAGATAAGGCTGTTATTTCCGATAACGGACAGGATCGGATGGTCTCGGTGAAAAGGTTGGGCGATATAATTGAGCAAGATGCCAGTAAGATGGAAACTGATTACAGGGATCAATTAATATCTACCCGCCAGTCCGAGATTGACATGGCCATGAATCATAACCCCAAGACGCAATCACCCAAGCCGGGATTAATCGTATGGAATGGGGATAACGCATTTATCCTTCAAGGACAGGACGAGAACGGCGATTGGATCGCTCAACCTGCGTCTTATGATAAGGAAACAGGACAGGTGACAGCCAAGAATGGTTCTTCCCCCGCAATACCAATAACAGAGAATGAGATTCTTAATCTCCAAGATGCAGTATATGACGCTCAACAAGCCAATGAGGTGCCGCAAGATATTGATAATGTTACAAGTATTGATGCCAATATGACTTCTGTACCAACCACGGAAGGTACGATCAACCAGCCTACGAGTGAGATTGTAACGGAAAATGCCATTGATCAGACAATGCGACTTAGCAATGTAGAGAATCCTTCCATGGTCATGCGAGAAGATGGTACGCCTGATTTCGTATCGTCAGGAACGGATATGGCCTTGGATTTCCTCTATGATAAATATGGCGATAAGATGCCAAGGAAGATCGAGGTGACGAGAAAGTCTTTCGATGAAAGCCTTAAAAAAGCGTCTGATGCCTTGGAAAAGGCGCAAGAGGCATACGATGATGCCCCTATCGGAAAAGAGGATAAGCCTGAGGCCGCATTGATAAAAGCCCGACAAGAATATGAGGCGATCAAGGTCGAGGCTGATTTCTGGGCTAATCTTGATGATGATATCAAGGAGGCCAGCAAGAAGCCGGGTGATGTCATAGCGAAGGAGATCTCCGTGATAGGTGATCCTATGAGCGGAGAGGAGCTTGCGGCCATGATGCTGGCTAATGGGGCGATCAAATTGACACGTGACAGTTACAAGAAAGAGACCGGTGCCGGGAATAATGAGACAGCGAGGATGTTCGGACTGTTCGCCTCTCCGGAGAAAGGCGGTGTTAATATAGAGAGGGCGGGTGAGATATTGGAGCTTGCCGATAGGGAGAATGGCACTAACTTCTTCGATGAGAACGATACGAACGCCGGAAGGGACGCTATCATAGAGGTCTTGTCTTCCGCTCATACACGTGGAGACTTGATCGATTATGTCAAGAGGAACCGTGAGGCGATCGCTGAGCGTGAGAGACAGGCCGAGTACAACGCTTACGCTGAGTGGTGCGAGGAGAATTATCATATGTCCCCGGAAGAATACGAGGCGTATGAGGAAAGCATGGTACGTGATTTCTCGGAGAAACAATTGACTGATGAGGAGCGAGGCGAGCTTGATTCGCAAATCGTGGATGAAATACAGGCCATAATTGACGAACAAAATGAAATAGACGCTATCTTAGCGCAAAATAAACCGATAGAAAATGAAAACATTGAAGGAAATGACGAAAGCGGAGGCGATGGCTTACGCGAGGGAGGCGGCGAGGTACTGCCAAGAGAACAACTTGATCAGACCGGGCGAGCTGGAGAAACTGAGGCAAGAGAACAAGTTGGCACCGGTATTGATCGCACGGATGGAGCTACACAAGAAGGCGCATCCATTATAGATAAAATACGATATAGTTCTCCTGTAGAGATAACAGGAAATGAGATATCTCCAAGCGAAGACTTAAGAGAGTATAAGAAAAATGCTTTGGAGTATGGGAAATCTCTAAGGGGTGAATATATAAACAAGGATTCCGGTAAAACAATATTCTTGGGAAAGAATGCGATCAAGGAAGTATTGCGCCATGATTATAAGAATGTGGAACAACTTCAAAGTATAGCGGCTATTCCTAAGATAATAGAGAACGCTATTTTTGTGACATCACAAGAAAATGCGGACCCAAAGGTAAATGCGGAGTCTTTTGATTATTATGTATGCGGATTAAGGATCGGAGACGTTGATTATACGGTTCGTGCGGTTTTCGTAAAACCTAAAGATGGTGATAGGTATTATGATCATAAATTGACTAGAATAGAAAAAGGGAAATTGATTGATTCACTATTCGGGACAACTCCCGGTTTTAATCAAACGACTTCCCTCGTTTCTGGAAGCGAAGATAAGAAATTGATTTCTATCTTGCAAGATAAAGTGTTTGAAAAAGATGCGAAAGAGGCTAAATCTTTTGTCGCTCCTTCCCCAAAGGAGAATGAGAACCCCTTGGACTATGCCGAGCGCATAGTGGAGGCTAAGAGATTGCACGATGAGGAGCTAAAGGTTGACACTAACCCTTCCGAGGCGCAGAAAGAGGCCGGGAATTACAAGAAAGGTCATGTAAAGATAAACGGTTTCGATGTTTCCATAGAGCAGCCCGCCGGTTCCGTCCGTTCCGGTAAGGACGCTAGCGGAAAGGAGTGGTCGCAGGTTATGAATAACACTTACGGTTACATTCGAGGTACTAAAGGTGTGGATGGTGATCATATAGACGTATTCCTAGGTCCGGATATGAATAGTGACATGGTGTATGTCGTGGATCAGGTGAATACTGATGGCTCATTCGATGAGCATAAGGTTATGATGGGATTCTCTTCCTTGGAAGAAGCTAGGTCCGCTTACTTGTCAAACTATGAGGACGGTTGGCAAGGGTTAGGCAATATTACCGGGGTAGCGTTGGATGAGTTCAAGGAATGGATTGATTCCTCGACTCGCAAAACAAAGCCATTTGATGAGTATAAGGGTATTAAACGAGAGGAAAATGTTGTACCCCGAAAAGTAAGGAAATTGTCTTTGGTTGATAAAGACGATTATATTACCTCGGCGGAGCGGAAGCATATAAAAGCGTTTCTGGAGAGTGGATTGAAAGAGGCAAGGGTGAACAACTCTACCTACGAGATTTCTAATATTGGTGATGATGGTGTTTATGAGATCGTAAGGCGGTTTAACTATACCGATCCATTAACCTTGGTGAAAGATGAGAACGGTAAACTAGTTAATAAGCGAGGGGAGGGAGAGCATGTTATAAGGGTAAAGCCTACTTTTGAGGAGACGAGTCCTGATGGTGGTATTCGTTTCAGGGAGACACGTATTTCCCCCGAAGAGGAAAATATCATAGAGAAAGCAAAATCCGATGGATCTTATATGAAAGCTCCTAATGGCAACCCTACAAATCTTAACGATAAGCAATGGGTACAAGTTCGTACGAAAGCGTTTAAGGAATGGTTCGGTGATTGGGAAAATAATCCAGAGGATGCGTCTAAGGTGATTGATGAGAATGGTGAGCCAAGGGTTGTATATCATGGAACATATTCCGATTTTAATGCATTTGACGAATCCCATCTGGGAGATGTCACTGATCTTAATGCTACAAACAAGGATTGGACAAAAACCTCACATATAGGATTCTGGTTTAATGATAATAAAATAGGTTTCTATACGAAACATAAACCAGTGTACCTTAACGTTAGGAATCCTTTAGAGTTTGCCTCAATGGAATCGCTTGTTGATGAAATGAGTTATTATGATTCAGGAGAGGATTTCAAGCGATCAAATTCAGATGGGTATGATTCTGTGATAGTCCTTGAGGACGAAGAAATGGGAGCAAGATCTTACGCGGTATTTAATAATAATCAAATAAAGTTTGCTACCGAAAACAATGAGGATTTTTTTCCCCATGATGATGAGACATCAAGAAATGAGGCTGTAAAGCAAGCCTCTGAAATTGATGGTGTTCGTTTTCGCTTCATAGGAGAGAAGGGTGCCGCTAATCTTGATAGAGTGGAGGAAGCTACTACTCGTTTGGACAATCTCGCTATTGCCCGTGAGATGGAATCGTCAGGAAAGGAGGCTAAGGCTATCAAGATGGCTACCGGTTGGGAACGTGGAGCCGATAAGAAGTGGAGATATGAGGTGGAAGACTTCGATGTGGATGTGGAGGGTCTCGCTAGGAAAAATAGACTTTACGACAATCTGCCTTGGGGTAAGGAATACGAGGCGTTAAGTGATAAGCTTTTTGATGGAGTGGAGTTGACAGATGAGGAGTCGGATCGCTTTGATGAGCTTTTAGGAATGGCTACCGAATTGAGTGAGTCGTATAAGGAGAATGATGTCCGTTATCTTGACGATTACGTGAAGGACGATAGTCTATTCAAGGAGTATCCGGAACTTAAACAGGTACGTTTGGAGATGTACGATGATCCGGCAAGTAATACGGGGGCAACGTGGTTTAGTGAGCGGAATCTCATACGTGTGAATGAATCGTCTTTAGAGCGAATGGATATTCGAAATATTTTGGTACATGAAGTACAACATGCTATTCAATCAATAGAGGGTTTCGCCAAGGGTGGAAGCATGGAGTACGCACAGGCAAAGTTATTAGACTACCATCTTCAAGATTATACAAGCGTACAATTGCATGAGTTGGCAAATCTAAGAAGATCTGCGGAGAAGCTGGTTGAAAGCGGCCAATATAAACGAATGCCATATGCTGTTAAGCACGTAATTAAAGAGTCGAAAGAGCAAGGTTTTTATCCTATGTGGGCTGATAATTTTGATAATCGAGACGATGCCGTTATTACCGTTTACGACACTTTGGTTGGCTTCACATCTGCTAAACTTGATGAGGCTTCCTATTTTGATAAACGCAAGGCTTATTTATCAATAGCCGGTGAAGTTGAATCCCGAAATGCGACATACCGTATGGATATGACCCCAGAGGAAAGACGTAACAGTCTAGCTTCCGAGACGGAGGACGTGGCACGTGAGGATCAGATATTCTTAGACAACTCTCTTAGTGATAATATGTCTTTGGATAATATAATAGACAGATCTATCAACGATTGGTCTACCAAGTTTAATACCCCTGTCAAGGTAATCCATGACGTGGACGATATAACCGATACGGATGAGAATATGTTGGCCCGTAAGAGAGATTCCAAAGGCTGGTATGACACTTCTACCGGGGAGATAGTCATAGTATCACCTAATTCCACGTCCGTAGGTGACGCTCAAAGGACTTTCCTCCATGAAGTGGTAGGGCATCATGGGTTACGTGAGCTATTCGGGGATGATTTCGATACTTTCCTTGATAACGTGTATCGGAACGCCAATGAGGATATCCGGAAAAATATCATAGACCGGACTAAAGGCAATCCTCTTAACTTGCGTGAGGCTACAGAGGAATACATCGCTGAATTAGCGGAACGTGGTTTCGATAACAAGGCCGAGCGTTCGTTATGGGAAAAGATCAAGGACTCTTTTCTTGATATGTTGAGAAAGGCCGGTATTAGCCTTGATTTCAAGTTATCGGATAATGACCTCCGTTATATTCTCTGGAGAAGCTATAAGAACTTGGAGCAAGGCAACTTGATGGATGTGGCCGAGGATATCGTGATGAGAAATAGATTAGGCCTTAACAATATAAATTTGAACGAAAATGGATCAATCGAAAGAGATATTGAACCTGAAAAAGGAAAACAACCTTCTGAAACAAAAGGTACTGGAAGGGAACTCGAGACAATCGAGGGCGTTAATGAGAACGGAAACGAAAGTGAACGAGACCATATCGACAAACCAAGGGGAGTTGAAAACGCTATTGACGGAACTGAAAACGCAACTGACCGAAATGGAAAAAAGACTGATGGCCAAGTTGACAACGATGGAGACCAACTTGACGGAGGAGATATGGGCGATAGGAGCGGAAGTGTCCGGGATGGAATCGGCGATGAGCGGACTGTCATCGGACGTGCAGGATCTGAAAACAAGGGTAGAGGCGTTGGAGAAAGCGTAAGGGAAAAGACGGATGATTTCGCTTTCGCAGAGAAAACAAAGAAAAACAATGACAAAATCCGGTTCCGGGAGGCTAAAGCGGAAGTGGAGGATGAAGAACCCCTAAACAAGGAAATGGTTGACGCTTGGGATAAAGTGGCATCTTCCGACAGTTTTAAGTTCAAAGAGGCTATGGTTGACTCTTTAACAGCTATAGATGAGTTCTTGAAATTATTGGCCAAGAAAACCAAATCGAAGATACTGGACTATGAGAATCCATATTACGCCCTTATAGCTTTGTCTTCAAAGAATAAGGCGGATATGGATAGTTTCGACTCTAAATTCCTGAATCCTTTGAATGAGGCTATAAGGGCATTGATAGGTGATGCTTCTGAGGTATCTAAGAAAGGTTTAAGAAGAACTTGGGATTGGTCTAAAGGGCCATTAAGGGATTTGGTTAAATATGTACAATCTAAACACGGTATCGAGAGAAACCGTGATATGTCCGTAAGGGATGGCATAGAAACTCTTAAGGCGTTTGACGTGGACGCTTTGTCTAAAATGGGGGTTATTTCCGACTCTGATCTTAAAAACGCTAAAAAAACAGCGGAAAAGGTTGCGGAGGAAAAGGGGAGTGAGGCTTACAAAAAGACGTATGACAAGGTTCTTGGCAAGGAACTAAAGAAAGGTGTTGATAAAGGTAAGGCTGAGCGTTCTGCTGAGATAGCCGCCGATTATCGGAAATCATTTGTCAAATCCGAGATCTATAACAAGGAGATGGATAAATATAAAGAAAAGGTGACCGGAACGTTAATTGATAGGTGGGAAGATTCAAAGAAAGATGTCCTTAATAAGGATCTAGCGTGGGACGAGGAACAAAAGGAGTTGGATCGAGAGGCATTGTCATTCCAATGGAAGTTAGGCGATAATTCTTATGGTGTGATTCTAGGAAAGGACTATAGTGGTTTGTCTTCAGTGTTTAAGTCTTCGGAGGATGGAGCGAATAAAGATAAATGGCTTTCTGACGCTTATGATTTCGTGAGAGATTATGAGTCTACCCACAATATGGTTTTGGTTGATAATCTATGGGATAAGGTTCATAACGTGTCAGAGTATACGTTAAGGAGTCAGTATGAGTCCGGGCTGATAAACAAGTCCTATATGGATAAGAACCTTTCCCGGTTTAAGTACTTTATCCCTTTGAGAGGTTTCTCCGATAATATTGCATCCGATGTTTATGATTACATAGACGCTACGGAGATAAAGATGGGGAACCCAGTGAAAACCGCAAAAGGACGTATCTCTGAGGCTGATAATCCTTTTGCTGGTTTGATACACGTTGGATACGGATCTATTACCGCTGGAAATAGGAACTTGGCGAAACAACGTTTTCTCAATTTAGCTAGCAATCATGACACTGGCGGTCTTATTACCATAGATAATATCTGGGTTCGAAATGTCGGTACCGAGGAAAATCCGGAATGGGTGGAGTCCATTCCGCAAATACCGGATAACGCTTCTGGCGAGGAAGTGGCCAAGGCGGTGAAAGATCATGAGGAAATGATGAGAGAGCTTAGAGAGGAAGGTAAGGCTGAGCTGATTAAAGGAGGTCGATCGGATATACCATATAAAACATTGTATGACCAGAGAAGCCAGCATCAGGTACAGGTTTTCGTGGGAGGTAACAGGTATGTCATGACCGTTAATGGCAATCCCCGATTGGCGCAAGCGGTAAATGGATTGACTAATCCGGACGTGAAGGATGATCTCGCTTACGTCGTAGCTAGGAACTTGAAAACATTTATGGCCGGAGCTTTTACGTCCAAGAACGTGGCGTTCTCGTTTGCCAACTTGATAAGAGATACGCCTTATGCCAATAGCTCCGTGTTTGTGACGGAGAACTTTAGGTATTTCAAGGATTTTTCAGGGAACCAGAGGCGAGCGTTATTTGGACTTCGGAGTTTAGGTCGTAATCTGTATAAATACAGAAGGGGAGAGATCGATATTGCTGATAAGGAACAGGCGATATTTAAGGAGTTCATGGATAATGGAGGGGCTACTGGATATACGTTCGTGGAGACGCAAAAGGAATACGCCAAGGATTTAGCGAACAAGTTAGAGAAACTTTCGGATGGTAATATTGGGAAGTTATCCCCCAAAGAACTAGTCTCGACCGTATTTGAGTGTTTTGAGTTCATGGGTAACGTAGCGGAACTTGTGAACCGATATGCGGCGTATAAGACGAGCCGAGAACATGGAAGATCCATTGACCGGTCAATCAATGATGCCAAGGAGGTATCGGTTAACTTTAACAAGAAAGGTGCCGGAAAGAAAACGAAGAGCGATAAATGGTATATTAACACAGCAGCGTGGATATCTGAGTATGGAAGAGATTGGGTGTTGTTCTTTAACGCCGCCGTTCAAAGCATGTATAAGGAATATTCCATGATGAGAAATCATCCAATTAAAGGAATAGGTTCCCGTATAGCCCCACTAATATTCATGGGATCGTCTGTCTCGTTACTCAATAATCTGTTTATGCCTATGCTCTTCGCTTATTTGGGATGGGATAGCGATGATGATGATAGGGATTATTTTGATTCATTGAGCGATCATGAGAGACAGAATAATATATGTATTCGTTTGACTCATGGTCGTTGGCTCAAGATTCCGTTATCTCCGGAGCTTGCCAATTATTTCAAGATCGGAGATATAATTGCCGGACAATTATCTGGTAAAAGGGAAGTGGAGGCTATGGATGTCGTTAAGACAGGGATTGATATGGTATCCCCGTTAAACATAAACTGGGAGTATGATAGTTGGAAGTTCGCTCTAAATCTCCTGCCTACGGTGGTTCAGCCTATCGCCCAAAACGCCTCTAACGTGAATTTTATGGGTAATCCTATCTATAAGACCTCGATGAATAAGGCTAATGATTATGATCCGGAATATACTAAGGTCTACAGGAGTACCAGTACCACTATGGTCGAGTTGTCGAGGGCACTCAACTCGTTAACGGGTGGCGACGATGTCAAGAGAGGCACGAGCTTTAATCCGGCTACTTGGCAGAACATTCTTTCTGGATATACAGGAAGTTTTGGTACCGTGGCATTGGGCGTGTCTGATTTAGTCCTTGATATGCTGTCCGGAGAAAATGGAGATATGCCGGTGAGTCGTTATCCCCTGTTAAGCCGTTTCTTGACCGGAGGGGACAAGGATTTGAAGCTGAGCCGGATGAATTCCATATATAACAAGAAGGTCGTAGACTTTGTCTCGGAAATGGATCATGATTACAAGGGATATCTAAAGAAAATACAGGATACTTCCGTGGACGATTTCGACAGGGCCGGATATATGGTCAAGTTAAACCAGCTGACCGGTAGCGATGATTATAGGAGATCCATGGAATTGTCACAGTACGTGAAGGCCATATCCGATATGGAGAGGTTCCTTCGTGAGGTCGGTAGCGATAATGATTCCCTAGAGAATCAAGTGTATGAGCTAAAGCTACGGGCGTTGGAGATATTTGAGGATGAGGATGAGTGAAAAGATAGCGGGTGACACCAACACCACCCGCTATATAAGCTTAAATTTCTTTCATTTTATCTTTTGTCTTGTTATATGTCCATTTGCATCCATAATAGGCTATCCCAGTAGATGCAAGCAAGATAAATGTAGGTTTAAGATAAAATTCTATATCAAGTATACCTAATAGTATTGTTATAATGGCAAAAGAGCCAAAATAAAAGATAATAAAAGCAACTATAACAGCTAAAACTGGTAAGATTTTTCTCATGATATTATGTGTTTAAAGTCTTAAATCTTCTTTCTCCGGTAATAATCCATATTTAAAAAAAATATATATTTGGTCATCAAACAAATCATATACCTCTTTATGTATTTTAGCCCCTACAATATATAGCATATTCCGATACGCATATAGATAGTTAACGGATACGTGGATCATCGGGTCTTTGTATCTCTCGTCCTTGAAATATGAATTATATACATATTTTATAGCGTGCTTCCCGCAAAACATACAGTTCTTGAACTCAGTGATCTTGCAGATCTCTCCGGTCAACTCGCTAGATCTCTTAGTCGATATTTCCATCATTTCCTTTAAAGCGTCTTTTGCCGGCCAAATATCCTTGTCCTCGATCGGGCTTACGTCTGTAATATTCACGAATGCGATAGTCCCGCTATTAACTTCCTCCACCTTGAAAACGGTATGCTCGGCATTGCCTGTCGTGATCTTCCACTTAAATAAGTCCATATCAGGGAATTCCCAAGTGAATCTGTACTTGAAATTGGAATATACATAGTTCTTGTTATCCCATCTGTAGTCTTGACATATACAGTATTGGCAGAATAACAATGCTAATAAAATCACATATGTTAGTCTCTTCATTGTCATTCAAATTTATGAGTACTTTGATCTAGTATAAGTGCTTTTTTAGATATTTTATCTACCAGAATGTATTCCTTGACACTTGAATACCTTTGTGTCTGCACGTAATTCCATGCTATGAAAGCAAATATGAACATCAAAATCACCTTGAATATTCTGTATGTTTTCTCGCTCATGTTTTATGTATTTATATTTTTTGCAAAATTACCCAATCTTCACATCCGTTATTCCGTAGGAGGCATGTTTTACGGCATATTTTATTTTAGTTTTATCCCGAGGAATAGTAAAAAATAAAAAACTCCCCAAACCTCACGGACAAGGGAGTTTTTATTATTTAACTATAATCTATATGAATGGTTTTCAGACAACCTTAAACGATCCGATTCTCACGAACGAGAGCGTTTGTAATATCTAAATCCATATCTAAACAAAGACATACTTAATCATCATTGCCGATCCTCCCGGAATAGCAACGGTGGGTATATCCGTCTTAAAATGCTTCACATCCCACAGCCGCAAGGGAACATCCATCTTGCAACTGAACTGTTTAATCTCTCCGTCCACTGTAAGGCGGCAC